TCCCATCTACGATGACGTTTAGCAGTAGGAGCTGAAACATCACTATTAAAAGCCAATGTTGAGAAAGCTGTGGAGGTACGAGTAGAACCATCGTTAGCTTTGTCGTAAGTGATTCCTGATAAAGTCAGGAAAGCCAATTGGTCTAATCTGTTAGCCAACCAGTAAGCCAGACGTTCTTTAGCATTTTCACGGAATGTGACACATTATGTTATGGGACTTCCTATCCCTCTCTATATCTCTATAGAGTTCAGATCATATCTTAAAGTATAAACTTATTATTTTTAGATAGATTTTGTTTTTCAGGTATCACTCGTAAGTTATTATACACATGCAATCCACATACCTTATTATTCTTTAAAGGTATAATATGATCTACATGCCATTTAATATTTGTAATACCTGATCTTAATTTAGCTAGGGCATATGCTTCTTCTATAATAAAAGAATTTAATTCATCATCTCCCCAAGATTTAGGGGTAGCCTGAAGTTTAGCAGCTCTTCTTTTAGCAGAATAAAAATTAATCTTATGCAAATTATTAGTTTTCCAAGACTTTTGGGATTCTTGATATTTGCTTAAATTTAATTCTCGCCATTCTTTAGATCTGAGATTGTCTTTCAATCTAGATGACTCATTCATCTTTCTAGACTCTCTACGTTTAGCATTGATCTCATCTTTTCTAAGACTATATTTTATCTTTCTATTTTCAAGAATCTCTTCTCTGTTAGATTGATATTTTTCTTTTCTAGACTTAGATATCTTATCTTTGTTATCTAATGAATACTGCTTTACTTTTTCTTTTATTCTTTCTTTATTAGCTAAATAATATAATCTATCTTGTTCTTGTTTAGTCATTTACTTTGCCCCTGTTTCAGATTAATACTATAATCTTACGTCTTACGACTGATCGTTGAACTTTATACATAGTATACCACAAATAACTTATTTGTCAATACCTTAGCATCTTAGCTGCTGATTGTCCAATACTTTCAATTTTTAACGTTCACACTTATCTTTTCAGATTATGTTGTAGTTTGAAAATCTCTAAGGAGTTTCCAGCAATTAAAGGGCTTTTCATCAATAGATTACTCTATTACGCGGCTATCCATTCAACCGTTTTTTGTTCTGCCAATTTACCTTTTTGACGAACACCATGACTGATAAGATCGATTGTAATCTTATCGTTGTAGGTTTTCATTTCTTCTTCGTTGTTCTCACGCTCGTTGTCTCCGGTAACACCGTCTTCAACTAAGTCAGCCAACAGGTGCATAATAACCTGTTCACCTTTTTCAGTTTTAGTTAATTCGGTAATACGTTGGATAACAGAGTCAGTGCCACCAATAAATTTATTGATGAAAGACATATCACGAGCTGCTTTCCACAGATCACGTGACCATACAAGTTTTTGATCCGCAGTTAAAGATGCGAAATTAGTTAATGCCATTTTGTTTCCTATTTAATTTGAATAAAGAATCCCATCTTTATAAATGGATTCCGATTTCTACATGTAGCATCACGGAGCTTTAAACCGACCTGTTATCGTATAGGTAAACGAAAAGAATTAGATGGTAGCCTGCTCTAACCGTCAGCTACGAGTGCCGCCTCTAGGACGTTTGTGTGTTGGTCAATCTCTTATCATCTAAAATTTGGTGGAAATCCTTGGAGTCGAACCAAGATTGTTTACCCAGAGGGAGCGGATTTACAGTCCGCTGTAGAACACGCCATATCTACAAGATTTCCAGAATTAAAAACTCAGTCTATTATTACCGGACTGGTACGGTTGGATATTAGTCTAAATTCGACTCATACTGATCTAGACCTAAAGCATCTAATCGTTCTCCTAGGACAACTGAATAGTTATACATAGCTATCATTTGTTTTTGGAGTCTAAGTTGCTCATCTTTGTCTAAAGTGTTATACTTCTCTGAATTAGTAAAGACATATAACTTCTCTAACTTTTCATCAAGATCTATTTTCTCAAATAGAAGTCTATTTTGATATGGAATATTAGTCTCCACGTAAAATCCTTTTCTCTTTTTCTGTCAGTTTAGAGAAATCTCTATCAGACATTTTAGCTACTGCTATTGTCTCAGAATCGACAGATCTAGTGGATACAGATTTAGTTTTAGTTGGTTGAGAGTTAGCTGCCTTAGCTGCTTTCTTACCAGCTTCTACTTTCCGTTGATTTCCTAAAGTTGGTTTAGATTGAACAGGTGAAGTATAAAGAGGAGCTACTTTAGCAACTGCTAACTTAAGACCTTCAACCTTAGTTTTACCAGATGCCACATAACCAGCCAATAAGGTGTTAATAGTATCTACAGCTTCTTCGTTGTACTCTTTAGCATTAGTATTTAAGAATTTATATTTATTCTCATAACTTTCGATTAAAGTAGAAAATCTTTCTTGTTCAATAACTTCAGCACTTTCTGATTTAGCTTTTGAAGTGGCAGATTCAGTGATAGAAGCAATTAGAACTCTTAGTTCTGCTTGACGTTGTTTATCAATCTCTGCTCTTAATTTAGACGCTTGAGAAGTTTCACCTTCGATAATTAAAGAGATATATCTCTCTTCAGCTTCATCGAAATCATAGGATGGTAGAGTAATTTCAGGTTCAGCAGCTTTCTTAGCTGATTGTTCGATTAACTTTTCTAACTGACTCTCTAACCAAAGATTTCTTTCCTTAGCTTCTTCACGTTGCCTAATGACTTCATCAAAACGGGATTTAGGAATTTTAATTTCTTTTTTGGGAATTTCTGGTTCCTCTTCTTCCTCTTCTATATCCTCAGACACCTCACTATCATCAGACTCATCATCATCTGTCTCTTCAAGTTCTTCGATATCTTCGTCTTGATCTCCATCATATAGATCCCCACGATCTAATTCTTCTTCATTTACATCTAAATCTTCATATTCTTCTGACATAATATCCTTTACGTTGGATTAACTATTACACTGATACGTTCAGCGTTACGATATTGTTTTACCATCTTGGAAGTCTTTTAAAGACAGCCCTGATGTATACTGACAGTGAGCATACTCTTTAAAGCTTTTCCACTCACCGGCCCATTCTAAACCTTGGGACTTAGCAATCTCACCACATTTTTTAAATAATGTAAGATCATTCCATTGTGCTTTTCCATTTACTAACGGGACAAAATCAAAGGCAACTCTCCAATTATGAAAAGATTGACCTCCTTTTGCATTAGTAACCTTTTTACCAGGAGCAGTTCTACCTTGAGCATAAAGAGCGTTTTGAGATTCATTATCTCTATAGGTAGAAGTGATAAGAATATCTATTCCTTGTTCTTTGCCTTTTTGTATAAAGGTCTTACACATTTCAGCAACCTTAGGATGAAGGTCTTCTAACTTTCTAGAATTTATCATATCTGTCCTAATTGAGGTTGGTACTCTTCTTGTTCTACTGGTGCTTCCTTAGACATTTCCTCATTATCAATAGTTCCCATTAGAGCGTCTATAATTGTAGCAAGTCCAGGATTCTGTTGCATTTGTAAAGCAACTTCAGCTACTTGTTTTAGAGAAGAGGCTTCTTTATCTTTAGCTTTAGCTTCTAGTTCTTCAATAGTCTTCTGCATCTGTTCTAATTGAAGTTGAATTTGTTGATCTTGAAGTTTTTGTTGTTCTTCAGTAGGACCACCTTCAATCTTTTTAGCAATCTCATTCTTACGAGAAAGAGTAGACATTCTAACCATTTCATCATCAGGTATCTGGACTCCAAATTTTCTCATTTCAATAGCTTGAGCGAACTGAGCATTTTGGAACGTAATTTGAGTTGGTACATCTGCAATTACTACATCATACTTACCTACTGTTACATCATTAATTAATGCTGTAGAATCAGGAGTTTCTTGATTGATTGTTATTGGAGTATTAACAGATTGACCTTTATCATTAGATCCTACAATAACAAAAGTTCTTTCTTGAGTATAGAAAGCTTGAATCAATTTTAGTATTCTTTCAGCAACCATGTTTCTAGTTCTAAACAAGTTGTCTATAGGAGCTGCTAATTGAACTGCTGCTTGATGTACTCTAGACTGAATCGCTGTACCTGATACTTCAGGTCCTTTACCTCCTTGGAAAGTCTCAGAGACACCTGAAATCAACCTAATCAAATCTACTCCAGAAGTTACTAGGTCCTTTAGTCCTGTGGGAATAGGGTTAGGCTCAATTTTCTCTGGGGCTGCTTGTCCTCGTTTATATTCTAGGACCAAACCAGTCTGTCCACCATTACTCTCTAAATCTTCTACATCCATATTTACTAGAGAGTTTTCTTCTACTTTCCATCCTGAGTTAGCAGTGGTGTTGACTACATGCAGTATTTGAGAATACACTTTATTAAGCATCTCTTGAGTCTTAATCAAGTTATCTACTAATCCTACTGTGACACCTCTACGAAAGTATGGGTAATAAGGGACTACTGTAAAATGGTCATAAGGACTCCATTCATCAAAAAGAATTACATCTCTAGTTGAAACTGTCCATCTAATTCTTTTAGTAACTTTCTTAATTATCTCAAACTTATTCTCTTTAGCAAATCGTTTCTTTTCTCTAAGCTTAATATTATCTGGAACTGGATAAAGATCTCCAGTTTCTGAATCAAAATAGAACTCTCTATTTTGTAGTTTCCAGTATTGTCTGTTGATTAAACGAGCATGCTTAACAGAAGTAACATCTGTATAGAAAGCTGAATAATTATTTACAGTGCCAAACTTATTACGTTCTTCTTCATAAGAACCGTAACCAAAATCAGGCTCATTATCAATAGAGTTTTCTACTTGACGCCATTTAGCAAGACCATAAGTCTCTTTGATATCATCAAAAGACAACCATGA